GGAAGCTTGGCCTGTCTTAGTACCACTGCTGCAGAAGTTGAGGCAGCATCAAGATCAAATCCAGCCTGTTGAAAAAAGCTCACTGCGGCAGAGACATCGTTGGAGGGAAACTCTAGAGCAGATTCGCCATAGTTTTCAAAATACAATTTGGTAGCAGCGGCGCTGTCTTCAATGGTCTGTGATGGTAAGTTTGTAGCCATGGTTAATTACCTGTGATATTGCGTTGTCTAGCATTAGTAGTAGCTTCTGTTGTAGCACTTTTAGGAAACACAGTTCCGACAACTCCGCTGACCTTATCAATTGCTGTTGAAATATTTCCTGGGTTACTTAGTATGTTAATGGCTTCGCTAGCCAATTGCTCTTTGCTGAGATTATTGAAATTTTTGTAGGTGTTAAAAGTTTTGGCCAAGGTGCCTATAAAACCTCCGGGCGTGTTAAAGGCAGCGCCTGTTCCAACATCACCAAAAATCTGTTCAAGCCCATCTAGCACACCACCCTCGCCCGTTAGTGTGGCAACACCTCCACCTGCCACACTCAGTGGACTTGGCACAGTGTCATAATGCAAGGTTGCAAATCCTTTAGGTGTTCCCACAGACACATTGCCTGTGCTGTATCGCACCGCTTCGTATTCCAAGGTCATGGTGCTTTCGTTGAATTCGCTGGCAGAGTAATCCATACCGCCATGGCTCCATGATTTGATTCGGGGGTTTACTAATGTGTAACCGACAAATCGTCTACGACTCATGGTATAGATAGTTACAGATTTAAAAAAATCCACACTCTTGTCATTGTCTAGGCCATATCGAAAATTGTCTTTGTTAGTACCAGTGGCTCTATAATGATTGGATTCGTAGGCAGCGTTGGGATTATGCCTATCGCCGATGTAGTAGCCATAATACAAAGCCCACATGGCACTTATAACATTGTTGCTGTCATCGTGCATGTTGATGTTTACTGGATCATAATTTATCTGTTTATATACGATCTTTTTTCGATTGTATTGATTCTTTATTACAGAATCAAAATTAAATTTCGGAAGATCGGCACTCTTGACCAATAACCCTGCTTCGTTCTTGTGTTTGGCACTGAATGGTGACATGCCTCGCACTGAATTATCCATTTCGAAATATACATAAAACAGGAATTTGGTTTTTGGGCTTAATCGTAGATTGTTGTCAATAAACAATCTAGTAGCGTGGCGATAATTACTCATTTGACCTTTGGGTTTGGTCACACCCTCAATCAAGCCGGAACCGAATTCTGATAGATATCTTGTGAATTTATTTGCCATACAAATATTTATGCCACAAAAAAAGCCCGATTTTTAGTCGGGCTTTTTGAGCTAATATTACTATTAACCTTGTGCTGTAGAAGCGCCTGTAGTAGCTGCACCAATAGTTCTTCCTACTGCTGCGCCAATACCACCTATTGGGCTTACTGCTGCCGCACCAGCTGCAAACTGTGATAGATTATCGTAAACAATCGACAATGCTACAGTCATATGCTCATTGGTGCTGTAGTTTGCATCACCGTAGTCTGCATTTTGAATGAAACATCCATATAGTTCAAATGTTTCTAAAGTGCTCGGCACTAACAATCCGTTGCCCCCGTCAAGAACTTCTATGCGTGTGGTAAATTTGTAGTCAATACCTGAACGTGCTGAAGCCTGTTCCATGAAGTCAAACTGTTTCTGGATCTGCTGTCCTACCATTTTCTGAACTTGACCACTAGCATCATCACGCAATGTTAATGTAATTGGTTCTAATGTGTGTCTGCCAGCCAATTTAACTTTGGAGTTATAGACATCCAGCGTCATTTCTTCAAACGCCACTTTGGGTCTAGTAACATCTTGCACCTGTTTGGTAAGTTCAGTGGCTGCGGTAACTCCAAATCCCAACAGTGTAACTCTGAAGCGATATTTTAATTTTGGCATCAACAGCACTTGAGTGCTGCCAGCTGCGTTGGTAGTTGGAATACCAATGTTATTAAGCGATGTAATTGCCATTTTTAAATTTCTCCTGTGTTCTTGATACGCAATGGAATGTAAATGAACTCAATGGCTTTCACTGGCTCTATGGCGATATCAACATAAAGTTCGTTGCGATCGATACGAGACGGAGTATTATTGCTTTCATCACACACAACCGCAAAGTCGTAGATTGCTCTCAAGCCTACCAATTCCAACAATAGGCTTTCTGCCGCTTGTTTGATTTCATCTCTGGTAATCTTGTCGTTGGGTTCGAACAAATATGGACGAGCCAACTTGTTCAACTGGCTACGTAGATATACTACCAATCGTGCTACGTTGATACGATCTAGTGCTGATGCATTTCTTGCACGAGTCTTTTGACCGTAAGCCACAAGTCCTACTCCGTTGAAGAATGGAATTGGATTGACCTTTAATTCATATAGTGTATCACGTTGGCCTTCGTTGAGTGCTACAGTTTGGAACTCACCTGTGGCAGCATCAATATAACCCACTGCTGTGGCATTTGTAATACCGCCACGACGTGTTCCTGCTGGTGCAAACCATGGGAAGCTGACATTATCGCTGAGTGCGATAGTCTTCAGCATCATGTGACTTGCTGGAACCACTGCATTAGAACCACTTAGGTCAGTGGTAAATCCATTTGGATAGTATGTAGCCAAGTATTCATCATAGGTTACAATGCCGTCATCGCCGTTGTCTGTGACTAATTCTGCATTAGTTCCCCAGTTGTTCAATGATGTAGCATCTGCAGGCAATCTCAATGGAGTATCACCTATGACAAATGCTGTGATACCTCTGTCAATGTTAAGATTAACTAGATTGCTCATTGTTTCTGGATATCCTGGGCAAGCTATGATGTTGAAGTTTCTGCGTTCTTCATCACGGATCTCTTGACTTGTGTCAATCACCGACTTCAAGGCCTGTGTAACTACCTTGCGTTGTGCTTTGCGACCAAAACTGCCTGATCCGTCTTCGTTGTTGCCTGACGCTGTAACCCAACGATCTGGATAGTAGCTTTCCATAGTTTGGCCTGAACCGCTAACAAATGGGTCACCGTTATTAGTACCGCCAGATTGGCTTGTGCGTGGATTATCTGTAGCAGTATCAATATAGTTGTTGCGATATTGCTTAACGTTGCCGCCGCTACGTCTTAGATTCCACAGCAACATACCTTTTGGATATAGTGCTGGATCTGGAGCATCTGGGTCTAGGAAGTTGTTGGTAATCAAGTCGGCAATGTCATCACTAGGTGCTGTAGTAGCTGTACCACCACTTGTACCTTGACGAGCATCTGCAAACAGCACACCTTCTTCTGTGGTTTGATCTGTCTTATCAACCAATTCCCAACGCAGTGTAACATCACCGATGTCGGTCAAATTGCTGTTGTATCTATAAATTGTTGGGAAGTTTTCTAGATCAGCTGTGCTGATCCACAAATCACCTGTGACAGTAACGCCTGACACATATGGATTGCTGGCAGCTACTATTGGTAAGTAACCGGTTCTCTTTGTCAACGCTGTGTCGTCAGTTTGATTAAAATATGGTGCTGTGCTGTGTCTATATCCCACCCATGTGTTGCCATTATGAACCATAATGTCAACATCAGCAAAGTTAGGATTGTACCATAGTTGTTGATCTGCTGCTTCATTCAATGGAGCATCTGGACTGGCTGAGAATCTTGGATCTTGTGCGGCTAACGGCTGATAACCTGAAGCTAGATAGTCTTGTGCAGCACCTGCAGCAAGATCTTCTGCGCCTGCAGCACCACTACCCAATGAAATATTGTAGAAGTTTTCTGTGCCAGCTCTGGTCTTGATGTTGTATGGAGTGAATAGAGTCGACAATGGATTACCTGTGCTGTCTGTGAGTCTAAAATCGCCACCGTCATTGTGAGTAATTACCAATCTGCTCTGTGTTAGGGTAATCTGCACCACAGAGGCTTCGATGTTTGTGAAGCCGGCTGCGTTGATAGCAGCAGCAAACTTGTCTGCATCGCTGTTGTCGCCTGTAGGCGCATTTCCCGCGGCTGTTGACAAAGTAATGGTTTTGGCAGCATCTAGAGCCAACTGTCCTACTATGCTTTCAGCCAAGGTAAATGTTCTAGTAGAAGCAGCGGTAAAGGTTCCACTTTTGATAATGTTGGATGTAATGCTGGTGCCCTGACCTATACCTATATGTCTATACCACATACGGAATTCAGCTGTGTCTGGAGTTGCGTCAAATCCACTGTGTTCTTGTGCATTGCTCTGTACAAACACTGTATCTGCTGAGATGTTAGCACCACCTCCACTGCGATCTAGATAGTAAAGTGCAGCATTGGTAGATGCATATATAGGAGCTTCTGATGCTACCCACGATAATGTAGCTGAACTCCACTGCTTGGCTCTCCATCTAGCGCCGTTGTTTGGCTCTGTGGTTTTAATCCATACAGACCCTGTAGCATATCCCTGCAATGAGGTTGGGTTATCACTGCGCTTGTAAGTCGGCACATCTGTGTGCGGTGATTGTTGCAGTTTAGGGCTGAGGTATAATCCGGTGTCAATGCCAATGGTGCTCCAGCTTGCTGTGCCATTTTCTAACTTTATCTGTCCATCAGCAGACAATGCACTGTCTCCAACTTCAACATTAGTGTTTTCTCCTAATGATCTACCATCGGAATAGATGTATAACTTATTACCCAACATCTTTGCTGTTACACCCACGATACCGGGTGAATTGATGTTGTTTGCGATTTGTGTTAAAGTTCCTGCAGTAATTTGTTGGGCGTTAACGAATAAAGTGCCCGACAGTGTTCCCGAGTATGTGTTACTTACTGCTACTGGCCAGCTGGCTTTCCACGCATTGGAACCTATCAATACCCATTCGCCTGCATCAACTGGTGTGCCGCCGGCACTTACCCCGCCATTGCCTGGAGACTTGTAATATATTCTTGCCAAGTCATTTGCAGTTGTATATGCAGCAGCTTCACCTACAGTTTGAAATACTACTGCATAATCTCCGATCTGTCCTACAGATGTTTTAGGAGCATTGTTTTCAATTTTAGAAGGACTGTCTGCATCTGTTAGCACTAACGGTACTTTGTTAGTAAATTTCTGTCCGCCGGCTGTTGATGCTGCGGCACTGTTCCACTCTTGGATACCCCAAGTTGTGGCCTGTGTGTCCATCCACCATTTGCCGTTTACAGGGTTCGCTCCCGGGGCATCTACTTCTGCTGCGAGTTGGTCTAGATCTACATCAGCTCGAACAATAAATGCCGCGTTGCTTACACCTAGCAAACTATAGGCTGCTAATAGTCCATATTCGTTGCGCTCTGAACCATGGATAGGAGTTGAACTCGCTGTCTGTTCAAAGAACGGAATCCCAAAAAGATCTGTGAGATCTCTCTGACTCGTAATTTTAAATGCCTTGCCAGCATTTGCTTTGGTTGTTGCTGAAGCTGTGTTTGTTCCAGCTCCGTTTGTTTTATCTTGGGCTGTAGCTACGACGATAAGAGGAACCGTACCAGGTTCTGCTGGTGTATAAAAACTCTCGTCGATTACCGTAACTTGTACGCCTGGTGATGTTAGTGCCATATCGCCTATTCTCCTGGTAATAGTTGCTCATAATATTTAGCATACTATTCCAAAAACAGCAAGTTAGGCACCGAACAAAAGGGGTCTAAAAGGGTAAATATCAAATGCGACCACTATGCAAGGCCTGCGCACAGCGACCTAGAGCCATTAATTACTACAAAGACACTCGTGCCTATTACAGAACACTGTGTGAAATCTGTCTAGCACACGGTGCAAGTGCTCATGTTCCACGTTGGCAACGAGCAGGATACAAACCCAAACCCGTGTGTGAAAAATGCGGGTTTCGATCTCAACACGCCGAAGTATTTCGAGTGTTTCATGTAGATGAAAATCTCAACAACTGCAGACCCTCAAATCTCAAAACCGTGTGCTTGAACTGCGCTGCTATCTTAGGCAAAGAGGGTATAACTTGGAGGCAAGGCGATCTTATTGCTGACTACTAGGTTTGCACTCTGCTCGTAAAGTTCATCGATGCTGCCATTGTTGTCGATGATCTTGTCAAAATCACTGCCCAGCCATGCCCATTCCGATGCATGTATTTTACGCATCTTCATGGCGTTTAGCCCTACATTATTGCCTTGATTGGCGCTGATAGCATCCTCATACCAGTCAGGCAACTCACCACGCTGCACCCAAACAATTTGGCCGCCTGCATCTTTAATTGATTTAATTTCATTGGGGAAACGGCAGTCTGAAATTACAATATGATCTTTGCTGAGACGCAGTTTGTTTTCTAATGAAGCAATCCATATGTCGTCGTGGAACGACCTACGACAGACTTCTGTTCCCCAGTATTGTAGAACCCATCTAGGAGTTAATGTGGGCATGTCTAAACGTGCTGCCCACCAAGGATCTACTTGTTCACGCCATTCTCGAGCCTGTGCTGTGCGCCCTTCCAGCATGGTTCGATCCCAGCCAAACACGCTGGCCACGGCATCTTTGAGTGTTGAAGCAAAACTTTCTCTGCGAAATTCGTGAAAATTAACTAGATAGTCGGCTACAGTGTCTTTGCCCGAGCCTATGAAACCGCATACACCTATAATCATAAATTGTCCCCTTTAGAACAATTATAATATAGATTAGTTATAAGGTCAACCAGTTATCCAGGTATATCCGCTGCCGCCGGGAACCAATTTCATCAGATCGTCGGTGAGTTTTTCCATCTCAGTTTGACCTTCTGTGATCAGTGCTGTACCATTGAGTTGAGTACCACCCTGCGGACCTGCGATCTGTCCAAACTTGCTTCGAGCCTGTCCTAGCATCATTTTGCAGTTGGCTAACGCATAGTCTTTGATCCACTGTCCGGAATACACATCATCAATAATCACAAAGTCAGGTCGGCTATTGTATACCTGCAACATCACAGATTCTTCGCCGCGAGGACGTTGATGTATGATCAGCTTGTGACTCTGTGGATGCCATGTGTAGTTAATAAATGAACCAAACATCTTGCCTACCAATTCTTGATACTGTGCAAACAGTTCATAGGTTAGCAAGCCGCCCATATTCGTTGAACTCAACAAATAGGTATTGGCATAGGCCAAGTTAAATGGCTCAAACACCGTTCCACCCGTTCCATTACCCGTTCTTGATCCCACCGATCTGCGGAATATCTGTCGAACCTGCTGTATTTCTTTGGGCAGGATATATTCGTTGGTGCTTTCTGTGAGGGTTAAAAACGCATAACTTTCTTCCACAGCGTTGTCGCTACGCTGACGGAAAACTGCTAGAGCACGATTAAGTGCTGTGTCGTAGTGGATGGGATCTAGTTCTACATCTACCATACCATCGCCTAGCATGGTTTTGCAGTAGTTGTATACGGAATTTTTGGCTTGATCTGATGTGCTCATACGAGTATTTATCGTAGCGGTAAATATATGACTATGCCAAGACTCAGTTTATACCGGCCCGAAAAGGGCAACGATTTCCGCTTTATTGATAAAACCGCCTGGGAAATGTTCCAAGTTGGCGGCACAGATGTGCTGGTGCACAGATATATAGGTCCTGGCACGGCCATACAAGGCGATAGTCCTAGCACTCCTACCTACGCCACTGATAACGTAGCAAACATACAGGATCTGTTATTTTTAGAAAATCGAGATCGCAAATATGATCCTGATGTTTATGTCATGCGCGGTGTATACAATATATCTGATATCGATTTTAATCTCAGCCAGTTTGGCCTGTTCCTACAGAATGACACTATTTTTATCACATTCCATATCACCGATACTGTAGAAAAACTAGGTCGTAAAATTATAGCAGGGGATGTGATAGAACTGCCGCATCTCAAAGACGAATACGCTTTGAATGATTTAACTTTTGCCTTGAAACGTTTCTTTGTGATTGAAGAAGTTAGTAGAGCAGCGGAAGGATTTTCAGCCACATGGTATCCACATTTATATCGTGCCAAGTGCAAACCATTAGTAGACAGTCAAGAATTCAAACAGATTCTAGACGACATTGCAGACCGAGAATTCTTCAAAGGCACTTATAATTCAACCAT